GGTTTAATGTCTCATGGCCTTTGTGCGAGCGAACGCGTAAACGTGTTTGCGCATCGCTTGGGCGCATGCGTTGCGTTTTGCGCGGTTTCGGTGCGCTTTGACACCGGAAGCGCATCATGGCGCGGTCGCATGCAGAATCGGGACTGGTGAAGCTCTACATGGCTGCGAAGGGGATGGCCCTTCGCACGGCGCAACTCCATGCCAAGAACCGGCACCCGGATTATGTGGCGTTTTTGGCGACCCAGGGGGCGAAGGCGCTCGAAGTCTCCGACCCGAGCGAGGAGCAAAAACGCGCCCTGGTCGCCGTGATGGGTGGGCAGACACCACCCGGAGACCGGCTGGTGCATGTGGCACCACCCGCGATGGAGAAGCCACAAGACCAGTGGACACCCGAGGAATACGCCGAGTGCCAGTGCTGGGCGGGCATGGTGGCTGCCAATGCGCAGCGGCAGGTCGCCTTGGATCGTGGCGATCCCATGGCCGCCATCGGTTTCGTGAAAATCGCCGCCGACTCCCTCAAGTCCTACCACCTCGCTCGGCAGCGTCGGGTGCAGGCCGAGCTGGAAAGCGGCCGCCTCCAGCCCATGTCCGCCTGGCAGGACGCCAAAGCCGCGCTCATGAAATTCGTTTCGCTCTTCGCGTCGTTTGAAGGCCGCATCGCCCAGCGGGCGAACCCCGACAACCCCCAGCATGCCATGCGAGCGATCAGCCAGTGGCGCGAGGAGGAATTCAACCCCGCGCTCGAAAGCGTCCTCGCGGAGCTTGCCTTATGATCCCATGACCGAAAAACACGCCAACCTCGAACTCTGGAAATCCGCCCCCCTCGCGGAAATCAACCATCCGCATCCCAAAAATCCCCGCGTCATTCCAGACGCCGACAGCGAGGAAGTCCGCACCCTGGATGCCAGCCTGGAGCACGACTACTTCGATCCGCTCATCTGGAACAAACGAAACCGCATGTGGGTCTCCGGTCACGTTCGCGCCTGGCGCATGACCGCCCTCGGCTTCACCCATGCCGATGTCGTCGTCGTCGATTACGATGAAGAGACGCACCTCGCCCGCATGCTGGCAGCCAATGTCCACTCCGGCAAAAACGACGAAGACAAGCTCGACGCTCTCCTCGCCAGCCTTCGCACCTCCGAAGTTGATCCCGTTCTCGCCATGCTTGCCGCGCTGCCTGAGTCAACTGATCTCGATCCCGCCAACATCAATCCCGTCGATGCCGATACACAGTCGCGACTCGATCAAAAAAAGCTCTGCGCCTGTCCTCAATGCGGCCATGAATTTCGACCGTAACGCCCCGCTCTTTCTCGGCTTCGTCGATCACGAAACCGCCCGCTTTGCCTGTCGCAAATGGTATTATCGTCCTGAAATGCCATTGGGTAAGCTCGTGCGCATCGGCGTCTGGGAAACTGGCATTTTCAAAGGCGTCATCATCTTCGGCATGGGTGCCAGCGCCGATCTCGGCACACCTTACGGACTCACCGGCTTCGAGTGCTGCGAGATGGTTCGCGCCGCCCTCGATCACGATCACAAAACATCCGTCTCACGCATCATCGCCATCGCCTTGAAGCTGCTCAAGAAGCAATCACCCGGCCTCCGCGCCGTCGTCAGCTTCAGCGATCCAGCCGCAGGCCACGTCGGCACCATCTATCAGGCCATGGGCTGGATCTACACCGGCACCACCGCGCCGGACAAACAATACATCGACCCCGCCGGACGCGTCTGGCACTCACGTCTCGCCAGCAAAACAGGCTGGAAAAAAGGACTCGGCGGCTCGCTCATCAAATGCGCAAAGACCTCCGAATGCCGCGTCGTAAAGCTCGAAGGAAAGCACCGCTACGTCTGGCCCTTTGACACCGCCATTGCAGCAGTCATTCGGCAGCGCGAAAAGCCCTATCCGAAAAAAACTGCGGACGAAGCAAAGCCTGTCGTTGTGCCCGACATTCCAGTTGGGAGAGGGGAGTTCAAATCTCACCCGTCCGCTCCACACTCCACCAGCCCAGACGGCCCTTCATCGCCTCAAACGGCAGCTTCTTCGCCGCCCGTAGCACAAAGCCCACTGGACCCTCCCACCACGGCGACTCCGATTCCGTCACCGTCTCCACCAGCTCCACCGCGCCCACGATCCCGCCGCGATCGATCCGCTCCCGTGGCGGAATCTCGATCCCCATCCGCGCCGCCTTCAGTCGGACCGCCTCAAAGTCAGGATCAATCCCCACCGCCGCATGCACCATGAAGCGCCCGCGAAACTTGGTGTCCCAGCTTCTGTTTTCCACGTCTTTGTGGCCGTTGACGATCAGCCACGCCCAGGGCTGTCGGATGGTGAGGACTTTAATGGTTGTTTTCATCTGCCCTTCCACGCTGGGCTGCCGTTCCGCTGCCGTCAATGGCGGCTTTGCCCTTGACTTTTCGCCGTGAGCACTGCCACCCCAGACCTCACCGCCGCCGCCAGTGCGCTCAATCGTCGGCGGCTCGCCGCGTTGCTTGACAAATACGGTCGCGGCAGCGCCAGCAAGGCCGAGATCGACGAACTCTACGCCGACGCGCAAATCGCCGCCCTGCTGCCACCTCGCGCCGTCGCTGTCACGTCCGAGGCCGCGCCTGCGGCACCCGCCCCGCAGATCATCTACACGCCCTCGCGGGTGCCCTACACCCCGCAGCAGCGCCGCGCCGCCGCCGTGCAAAGCGAAGTCCTCGGCATGTTCCGCACCCTTCGGCGCAAAGCCGTTGTCCCCTGGCTGGAGGAAAACATCATCCTGCCGCGCAAAATGGCCCCGAACTCCGCCGGGCCGTTCCGCACCGCCTCGCGCCCGTTTCAGCGTCCCATCCTCGAATGCTTCAACCCCGAGGCGGGCATCAATGAATGCGGCGTCTCCGCCGGTGTGCAGATCGCCAAGACCACCATGCTCACGCTCGGGGCCGCGTATCGCCTGGTGAACGCCCCCATGCCCATCCTCATGATCGGCAGCTCACGCGATTGGACCAAGACCGAGCTCAGCGAAAAGCGCATGCAGGTGATGATCGACGAAAACCCCATCCTCGCTGCCTGCAAGCCTGCGAACGCCGACCGCTATCGCTCAATGTCCATGGACATGGCTGGTGGCATGGTCAACCTCGTCGGCGGCAACTCCCCCGGTGCCCTCTCCGGCGGCTCGTATGGCATCACCCTTTGCGATGAAGCCTCGAAGCTCATCCAAAACGAAAGCGACCAGGCCCCCGAGGCCCATCCCTTTCACCTCATTGCCAAACGCACCGACGGCTTTGGCGCTCTCGAGTTCCACTACTACTCCAGCACGCCGAACAGCCCCACGCACCCCTTCTGGCGCTACATCCTCGTCGGTGACCAGACGCATTTTTATGTCGAGTGCCCGCACTGCCACGGCTGGTTTTATCTCGATTTCATTGGCCGCCCCGAGGATGTCGAAGACTACAACACCCACCTCGGCCTCACGCTGCCCAGCGACTACCAATCGCTCACCTGGGACAAGTCCGCGCGTGAAGCCTCCGGCCAATGGGACGAGACCCGCGTGCGCGAATCCGTGCGCTACATCTGCCCCCACAACGGCTGCGAGATCACCGAGCTGCACAAGCAAGCCATGGTCGAAGGCTGCACCGAAAAGCGACACAACACCCTCGCCGCCAAAAACCGCCGCACCTTCATCCTCCCCTCCTTCTACTCCCCCACCAAGAGCTTCGGCACCATGGCCTGGGACTTCCTCGATTCACTCAAGGACATGTTTGGCCTCCAGGACTACTACAACAGCCGCCTCGCCCGCCCCTGGACCGAGTTTAACGTCAACCTCAAGATGGAGGATGTCGTCAAAGCCATCGCCGACGGCAAAAACGGCCGCCCCTTGTATCGACGCGGCACCCTGCCCTTCAAGCCCCTCCGCCTCCTCCTCAATGCCGACCCCGGCGAAGCCACCACCCACTGGGAACTCACCGCCCTCGCCCACGATGGCGGTGTTTGGGTTTGCGACTGGGGCACCGTCGTCTCCTCCAAAGACCTCCTCGCCACCGACTTCCTCCGCGCCCGACACATCATCGTCGAAGGCACCGGCGAAAAAATCTATCCCGTCCGAGGCTACCTCGACACCGGCTGGCAGCAGGACGATCAACTCGACGTGTGCGCCGCCTCCAACGGCGCATTCATCCCTGTCAAAGGCTCCGATGCCAAGCACGGTCAACTCCACGAAACCCGCGTCGCCACTCGTCCCCAGATGTCTCTTCTCGTGTTCAATGACCGCGAGGTGAAAAACATGCTCTACGCCAACCGCATAATGAAGCGCATCGACGGAGCATTTCACCTTCCCGTCGATGCCGATCCCGAGGTCAAACTCGGACACACCGGCCAAAAACGCGACGCCGACGGCGAATGGCAACGCGTCCCCCACGACCACTTCGGCGACTGCTCCAAATACACCTGCATTGACTACCAGCTCCTCCGTGCTGGTGGGATGCTTTGAACGATGAGGCTCACGCACCATGACTAGCGCCGCGACAGACTCCGATTTCACCCAGTGCGACAACGGCGCTGGTCATGGTTGCGTGCAGCTTTCTGGTTCTGCTTATTTTGACTTTTTCGTGGACACTCTGCCGGACTGCGGAGAGACGGGACAAACAAACGTCTTTGACAAAATCGAAAAAGCAAAGGCATCGGGCGTCCGACAGTTTATTTTCATCTTTCCGGTTGATGAGTTCAAGGCCGTTGAAGCGAAGTTCGCCGCGCTCCGCGCCAAGCTGAAACTCAAGAGCAACACCGAAGTCTTAACCGCGCTGCTACATGACTGAAATTCACACACAAAAAAAGCTGGTGAACAAGTCGGCCTTCGTGAAGCGGCAAGCCGCCGCGTCTGATTGCAAGCAGTTCGTCACCGCTCCTGCGAAGGTGTTCGTTGATGGAGTCTTGGCGGCTCTCTACTTGGACATTTCGGCGATGGACACGGTGGCACTGGTGGACGCGGTGCGTTCCGTGAAGTTCGCCACGGCAGACCGCACTGGAGGAATGCCAAGCTCAAGCCGCGTGTTCGGCTACATGCCCCGCCGCCCGATGGGGCGTGGCGACTTCTGCGCTGCCGCTTCGCTCGACAGGGACTTCCCGCAGCAAGCGAAAACAATCGGCGAGTTCGTTGGGCAACTGGAGACGTTCTACGCCGCCCAAAACCCCGCCGTCTATGCGCACCACGCAAGGCAAGCCGCGAAGATTCTCCCCGAATACAGCATCCACAAACTTTTCAGCAGCGGCATCGTGAACAAAGACAACCCACTCCCATACCACTTGGACGGCGGGAACATTCCTGGGTGCTGGTCACTCATGCCGGTCTTCAAAAAGGATATTGATGGAGGGCACTTGGCCTGCCCTGAAATTGATTTGTGCTTTGAACTCGCTGACCACACGGCGCTCATGTTCGACGGGCAAAGGCTTGTTCACGGCGTCACACCGTTCACGAAAACCGCGCCCGATGGCTACAGGTTTTCCGTGGTTTACTACACCATGAAGCAACTTTGGGCGTGTCTTCCGTTCGATCAGGAAATCCAACGTGCGCGGGTGAACCGCACGGCAGTTGAGGCGCGAAGCGCCGAGGGAAAGGTCCACCACACAATCGAAAAATACTTAGCGAAACGCAATGCACACTGAACCACTCACCATCAACGGCCTGACACTGAACGTGCGGCCAGACACGACAGATAAGACTGCCGCTATCGAAGTCATAAAAGCGCACGTCTATGATCGTGGCGGCATTACAATCGAGCCGTCCGACGTGTGGTTAGATGCGGGCGCGAATATCGGCTCGTTCTCGTTGCTCGCTGCGTCGAAGGGCTCAAGGGTCGTTTCGCTTGAGCCTCACCCCGAGAACGTCACCATGCTCAAGCAGAACGTGAGCGGTCGCAGCGTGGAAGTCATTGAAGCCGCTGTCGCCGTGGCGGGTGGCGAAGCTGCCCTGTTCGTCTGCAACGGAGACAAGAACAAATACCGGCATACGCTCGCGACCATTCGCGGGCGTGAGAGTATCAGCGTCCAAGTGCTGCCAATCCAACCGCTGATTAACCGCGTGAACGCGGTCAAGCTGGACATCGAAGGTAGTGAAATTGAGATTCTGGAAACCTGCGATTTCGGCGCGGTTCGCAAACTGGTGTTTGAATACCACTTCGACCGCTGCCGAAGCATTCCGCGCTTCCTCGCTATTTGCGAACGCCTGCGAGGTCTGGGTTTCACGGTGGAGGCGCGGCAGATGCCCGACCGAGAGACATACGACTTTTACCCAGCCGCGACGATTGTGCGTTGTTGGCAGAACGCCAAGGCTGAGGCACTGAGCCTAAGCGAAGTTGATCCTCCAGCCGCTGGTTAGCTGGCTGGTCTAGAGCCTTGAAAACGCGGCAGCGCGAGGGCACCGATAAAATAAATAAAGTATTTGTTGCAATATCTTCAATCGCCTCGATACTCGGGTTGTCAGAAACAACAAACCCGCAGTGCCGGTTAAAGCACGAACTCACAAAAATGAACGGATACCAAGTCAAAGTCGCAGTCGGAAACGCTTACTACCTGGGCGAACTCAACAACGGGAAAGTAGTCGATAACGGGGAAGTTTTCGAAAGCGAAGAAAAAGCCAATGAAGCTGCTCAAGCCCTGGCTCTCCGTGAGTCTGAAATCCTCGCTGAGTTTGGTGAAGAGGGCAGGCTTTCGGTCGAAGTCTATGACCTCAATGAAGACAAAGTTATTGCCAGCTACTAAAATGCCCGCTCCAGAAAACAACAACTACGCAGCCAAGCCCGCCTCAAAGAAAACGAGCGCGGGCCGCGTGCCTGCGGCCTTCACGCCGCCTGAGAAAAAGCGAGTAATGAAAGCTCATGCGGGCAAAGGCTCGCTCTCGCGCTTTGTTGCCCTAGCAGCACTCGCCGCGATTGATCACGGCTTGGAAGTCCATGAGACGACCTGAGCCAGCTAACAAAGAGCTCGCCGACGAGCGAGCCTGAGCGAGCAAAGATCGGCGCAGCGAGCGTTCGCCGCCCTCATTCGCCATTCTGGTTTCGTCATTCCCGGCTTTGCCGGGCTTTGACACCCACCCGCCCGCATGGCGGCCGTATCCATTGCAGACCTCACTTCCGACTATCGTTTCCACGCCCGCATCCTGTATCCGGGGGATAACGCCGCGCAGCTCCAATGGTTGACCGATCAATACCTCCTTCTCGCCGAAGATCGCAGCGGAGGCGAGATCACGGCGCAGGCTTTTGAAGGCTCCTCGCATTCCGCGCAGTTCCGCGATTCCTCACCCGAGCAGCGCCGTCAAGCCGTTCAGGCCGCCATCGAAGCCGTCGAGGCCAAAATCGCGGGCCTTGTGGATAATTCCGAGCGCCGACCCTTCGGCTTCCGCTTCGCCCCTGGCCGTGAACCCGCCGCCCTCCTTGGCTGATCCCATCTCCGTTTCCGTGTATTCCGTGTATTCCGTGGTTTAAAACCTCATTCCATCATGGCAAAACGCCCCTCCAAGTCGCCCCGCACGCCCGCCATTTCTGGCACCACGGGCATCGTCAACAGCCCTCACGACATCACCAACGTCGCCACTTCCACCACGCCTGGCAGCTACCGCAGCACCCCGCGTTACACGCCCTGGAGCCTCAAGAGCGTCGAGCGCATGCAGCGCAGCAAGGACATCGTCCAAATCTCCCGCTTCTTGCAAAGCGAAGAAGGTATCCCGCAGGTGCGCTACGGGATCCAGCAGCTCCCGCGTGAAGCCGTCGGCAAAGGCATCGGCTGTAAATCCATCTCGCAAAACCTCGACTTCCGCCGCGAGGCCACCGCCCTCTTCAAAAAGTGGGCCGAATCCCCCGCCATCGACATCCGCAAAGAGCATTCCCTCTACGCCCTCCAGCCCATGCTCCTCTCCGCCATGCTGGGCGATGGTGAGCTCTTCATCCTCCCCGTCTATGAGCCCACTGGTGCCGCCTGGAGCCTCAACGACCGCAGCAAGCGAGCCTTTCAAATTCAGCTCGTCAGCCGTGACCAGCTCACCAATGGCGATGTGCCCACCAACGCCGCCCGCACCCTCCGCTGGTTTGATGGCCTCCAATACAACGGCCTCGATCAGCTCCAGCTTCTCCGCCTCAATCAGGATGCCGAAGCCACCGGCTACATGCCGTCCAAAAAATTCACCGACATCCCCGCCGTCAATGCCATGGGGCATCGGAACATTTTCCACCTCAAAGACCCCACCCGCATCCATCAGTATCACGGCGATCCCATCATCTTCGCCAGCGGGCGCGATCTTCTCGACTCCCTCGATCTCAAAGCCCTTCGCAAACACTCCGCCAAAGTCCGCGCCTCCCTCCTCGGAGCCACCACCACCCGCGACGGCAAGATGCTCAATGCCATGCAGCAGATCGCCGTCGCCGAGCAGAGCGGCAGCCCCGCCGCCGATACCGGTCGCCGCTTCGTCGAAGTCGCCGAAGGAGCCGTCTTCCTGCCATTGAGCGACAACGAATCCTTCAACTTCTTCAACAACCCGCAAGAGGGCATCCCCTTCCGCGACATCCTCGCCGATCTCATCCACCCTTTCCTTTTCGAGCTGAAGTATCCGCCCGAGTGGATCTTCACCCGCGGCAAAGTCGGCGGTGTTGAATATCGCGGCTTGCTCCAGCAAGTCGCCCGCGCCCATGAAGGCCTCCGCGCCCGCCTCTACCCCTTCCTCGAATGGCTGTGGGAAAAAGTCATCGGCACCGCCATGATGCCCGGTGGCCCGCTGTTTCAGTATGCTGGCGTGGAAGACTGGAACCAAATCGACTTCGTCACCGATCCCGATCCCACCGTCGATGCCGGACGTGATAAACGCGCCGATCTCGAAGCCCTCGGTGAAAACCTCATCACGCCCGACGACCTCATCGAGCGCAGCACCGGCCAGGATGGCGAAGCCGTGCGCCATGCCGCCATTGATCAAAAGCTCGACAGCATCCGCTACGCCATCAGTCGCGCCAAAAACCTGCCCCTCGACCAGGTCGAAATCCCCGCCAGCGTCGCCCTGGCCATCGGCATGGGTCTGAAAACATTGCAGCCCGCTTCCGGCATCCTCACCGCCCTGAATCCCGCCACCCTCGCCGCCGACATCGCCGCAATGGATTAGGCAAGGGAATGGGTGGCAATGGAATAAAAATCTCCGGCATTCCTTTGCCACCCATTCCCTTGCTATCCTCACACCGACCTTACAACGCACTAAACAGCATGAAAAAGAATTTAGCAGATAGTCTAATTGAAAAATTCGAGGAAACCATTCAAGATCACTGCCTTGACCTCGGCGAAGATGGAGAGCGTAGGTGTGCGCAAGATGCAATTTTTGCGCTCACTCATGTGCTTGGTAAGCAAGCGGCTTTATCCAAAAACAAACACAATTCAAAGCATTGTGTGATGTATAATGTGCTCTCGCATGCAGTTGGAGCGATGCAGCAGCAAAAAAGTCTCGAAGTAGAAATGGAGCTTTTTGTTCATATTACGGGACCAAAAGGAGAGAGGGTTAAAGACTAGCCGAGCTGGATGCCTAGAGTTCGTTGTTCACGCTTCAGCGTGTCCACGCGGCTTTGACATGCGCCCGCCAGCGTCGCCCTGGCCATCGGCATGGGTCTGAAAACATTGCAGCCCGCTTCCGGCATCCTCACCGCCCTGAATCCCGCCACCCTTGCTGCCGACATCGCCGAGCTTGATGCCGTGTGATGGGTCTCATTCCTTCGGGAGTCGCTTGGCCTTTGTGAGTCGAGCCAATGCGCCCTCTTGTGTGATCTTGATCGGCGTGCGAATCTCTCGCTCCGCTTTGTCCACCCACGAGGCGGACACTTCCAGCAAATCAGCAGCCTCTGACTGAGTGAGTCCGAGGCGCTGGCGCTGGCCTTTGAGTTGTTCAGCGAAGGTCATGTTATTTCACTCCGACTGCATTGGTGACGATTCTCCAGTCTGCATCGGACCAGTCGTTTGTGACAACTTCCCCTGACTCGGAAACGACATCACCGTCCGCGTCAATGACGCAAGACTCACAGCGGCTTTCGGAGTCAATAACATTGAGCCATGTCTTTTCGAGGTTCATTTCAAGGCGGCATCTTTTGAACTCGGCACGGAGCACATTACCACATGAGCTGACCACTTCGCTGAACTCAGGAGATTCAGACTCAACTTCGCTAGTCACTTCATCTGCTTTCTGGTAGCAGTCGCCAGTTTTGTTGCCGATTTGGTAGCAGGCGGAGTAGGTGCCAGTTTCGTCGGTGCAGGTTTCGATTGTGTCGCCGTTGGTGAGTTTGGTCTTCATATTTTTGTTTGGTTCGTTGTTTCTGACTACCCTTACCAATCGCACATTGTCCGAATTAGTTCAATTTCTTTTTTCGGACTTTGTGCGATTTATTTTTGGAGGCGTAAAACCACGGAATGAGAACTAGCGGCAACCCGCACCCCACGCGGCTTTGACATGCGCCCGCCAGCATGTCCCGCAAGACCTGGTTCACCATTCGCAATGCCGCCTCCGCCGAAGCCCCCGCTGAAATCTCCATCCACGACGAGATCGGCGCGTGGGGTGTCAGCGCCAAAGATTTTCTCTCCCAGCTCCGCAGCATCGCGGCTGCGACTCCGATCACTCTCTCCATCCACTCGCCTGGCGGTGAGGTTTTCGATGGTCTTGCCATCTACCATGCCCTGAAGGCACGCGGCAACGTCACCGTGCGCATCGAAGGCCTCGCCGCCTCCATGGCCTCCGTCATCGCCATGGCAGGCACGCGGATCGAGATGCCGCGCAATGCGTTCATGATGATTCACAACCCGAGCGGCTTTGCGGTGGGTGACTCTGCTGACATGCGCCAGCTCGCCGACCTGCTCGACAAGATCAAAGGCAGCCTCCTCGCCGCTTATCGTGAGCGCACGAAAAAGAGCGATGAAGACCTCACCGCTATGATGGACGCCGAGACCTGGCTGACAGGTGAAGAAGCCGTCGAGCATGGTTTCGCCGATGCCACCAGCGACGAAGTCGCCCTCAGTGCCTCCGCTTTCAAGACTGCGCGCA